GGTGCTGTTGATATTGAGTTTCGTTGGGACACCCCGATTGTAGGGACATCATTTCCGGCCATTGGTTTTGTTTGCAGTGATCTTGGTGGAGGTGTAGCGCCTGTCAGTTTGAGTGCAACAGGTTTGACTTGGATTTGGTCGGTCCAAGTCCCGAACGGGATCTACGAACTTGACCTAACCGGCGGCGCTGATTCTCCACCGTGGTTCGACCCTGATGTTCCTGACTCCGCAGACTTCTACGGTCTATTCGTCGAAGAAATAACCGGGTTTGATGCTGTTGTGAACCGTGATATTACGGCTGCTTCGATCTTTGGCGGGAGTTTGGGGCCACTGAAGTTAGGGCCACGAAGCCTAACCGTCACGGGTTACCTGTTTGCAAAGACTTGTTGTGGTTCGGAGTACGGGCTGCATTGGTTGAACGAGGCGCTCATTGGTTCGACCGGATGCGTTGATTGCGCAATAGGCGACTTCTTCATGCTGAAGTGTTGCCCACCGGCAGAGGCAGACCCACTTGACTACGGGCGTGTCCTGCACCGCACAGGGCTAGTCGACGGCCCAAAGGTCGTTGACAAGTTCGGCACCTGCTGCGATCAGTGCGGCTACACAACACTCAAGGTTCAGTTCACGATTGCATCCGAGTTGCCGTACCTGTACTCCGATTTGACTTTCCCGATATTCGAGGAGCCGTTTGGTGCTACAGAATATGAGCGCTGCTTCTTTGATTGCACGGACTGCCCGCCCGTTGTACCCATTTCGTTCATCCCCGACTGTGGTCCTGCCAGGATTGTGCCGCCGCTCCCGTTCATTCCTGATGCTGATTGCTTCTGTGAACCGTGGGTGACAAAACAGATATGTACGTCATATAAGAATCCTTCTGATTGGAACTCTGCGACTTCGTTTATACAGATTTTTGCGGGCGCTACCGATCTGCGAAACCTAAAAATTTCGGCTTACGAGAATCCGCGCGCTGATCTTGGTGAACCTTGCCCGTGTGGGATTATTACCGATGATCCTGTTTGGAAATGTGTCAACCCGTGCCAAGAGCTAACCATCCCTCAACTTCCATCGGGTTCGACGCTCACGATTGATTCCCGCACGCGAATCGTTTCACTGAAACTCGCAGGCGGCGGCTATGTCTCCGGTCAAGGTATTGTCGGCTCCGCAGGGTATGCCGGGTTTCAGTGGTTTGATCTGCCGCAATGCTCAACGCTGTGTTTCATCATCTCGGTTGACTCGCGTGTGTCTGACAGTGCGTGGGTAACGATTGGCGCGGCAGGCAAGTTCCTCGCATCGGGCGGTTGATCTCATGCCCGTCACGGTTCACCCGCTTGGCTTTGATTGGCAATCAACGATCTCATCTGAACGCAACACTGTTGCGTGCTGCGGGCTAAACAACCCTGCAAATTGGGGCGCAGCAACCTCTAGCGAGTCCTATCTCGCGCTTGGCAACTATGAGGATATGCCGACGCTGTTCACAGAGAACGGTGCATTTAATGATCCGGCACTTTCCGATCCTGCAACGTATGGCGATTTCACTTTTATATATCGAACGCGTTGGGCAATCCTCACGGGGATGCCTCTGACGTTGCCTGCTAACACGTTGAGTGTTGAATTTCGTTTGAGAGCAGAAGTTGGTTCTGAGACTTCAGGTTCAGAACCGTTTCGCAATGAGCAAAACTTTTTTGTGATTCGTTCCGATGCAATACACAACGACAGCCTTGCAGATGACTTTGCTGCGTCAGCCATTTTCGTCTTTGCCGCAAATTGGGATTCAGCGGCCTTAGACCAATCGGTCACCTATAGGGAGCCTGTTTCCCCTGAAGCAGGTTGGATTCCAGTGTACGGAGCGGGAGCCGAAACGCTATCCAATCCATATTTGTTTGACAAAACTTGGCCGATGAATTTTGCTGAGATGGTTTACCCCGGTGTTCCTCTCACAACAACCGATCCGTTTCCTGCGTGGGGCGCGCCGCTCTGGTTCTCGTGGGAAGCAACTATGGGTTTCACGAGTGACACCCCGATTCCTATTTGGCAAGCAAGCTACTCAGTAGCAAACCTCAGACTTGATCTAATCGTCACAACCGATGAGCCGGTCTTCAACTCTGTTCTCACCCCAACCTGCCTCCCCGGTGCCGTCCTCGGCGTAGGCGACGACATCCAAGTCCTGTTGCTTACTCGTGGCGGTGGAAAAGTGATCGCTGAACTCAACCCCACTTCAGGTTCCTTCACTCGTGATGTTGACGCGACTTCGACGCTTGAGATGACCGGCGTAACCTCCGGCCTGCTCGGAGAATCCTGCTGTGATAATTGGAACGAGGTGTACCCCTGGAACACCGAGATCATCGTTTACCGTGATGGGCGGGATGCGTGGTGCGGTCCGGTGACGGGCGTTCAATTTGAGTATGGGTCGGTGAAAGTAACTGCTGCGGATTTGACGGCGTGGTGGGATCGACGCGTGCTTCCTGCTGATCTGAACTTCGTAAATGTTGATATTGCAACGATCTTCGAGACCGTCGCTAACGCTGCAATGTCTACTGATCCTGTTGCCAACTTCAATATTGCGACTACATTGACCGGGGTTCTCGGCACAAGAAGTTATATGCAATCAGATTACAAGTATGCGAATGACTTGTTGAACGAGCTTGCTAAGACGGGTATTGACTACTCGGCATATGGGCGGACGATTCTTTGCGGCGGCGAGCAGGTTCCTGCCGACCCATACGTCGTGCTGACTGACGAGTTTTGGGTTCAGCCCCCTACAGTCAGCGCTAGGGGCAACGATCAAGCCACACAGGTGATCGTTCTAGGGAAAGGCGTTACAGGTGTCGCGACTGCTAGCACGGCTTATACGGACTTCTACGGACTTCTCGTGCGAACCTTCAGCGAGAACGAGATCGAAGATGCTGCGTCTGCACAGTCGGCGGCAAACACACGACTCGCGTTGCTGCAAGATCAGCTTTACATTGAAGCGGGGACGGGCGGCGGGCTTAAGTCAACAGCGCCGATCACGTTGCCGGAGCTAATACCGGGAATCAGAATAAGAGTTGACAGCTCCGCTTCATGCCGCCAGGTCGTAGCGGACTTCAGATTGAAGTCTGTCAAAGTCGGCTTCGATGGTAGCGTTTCAATCGACTTACAACCTCTTGGAACGGTTGGCACCTAATGTCTTTTCGTGATGACGAACGCAATCTTGGTCACCATATAGAAAGGCTAGAGGCGCGTGTTCGGGCGCTCGAACAGCCCGGAGCGTTGCCGCCTGATCGTGGTTGGATTCTCGCTCAGGTCGGCACAGACCTCAAATATCTGTACGTTCCGACCGGCGTGTACGGACCGATTATTGGTAGTCAGTAGGTTAGGATTCTGTTATGGCACGTTGTGGTTGTTCTTCTGAGTGTGTATGCAGTGTTGTTGGTGGTGACTGCATCATTGTGTCAGGGTCAGGTTCACCTTCCTCCCCATACACTGCGGATGTAGTCGTTAATCCTGCAAGCGTGAACATGCTTGAATGCGGTGAACTTGGTTTGTTGGTTGAGTTGCAAACTGCGGACACGACCTGTATTGAATTGTCGGGGACGGGCGTACTTGGCCTTCCGCTTTTCGCAACCCCGATTGTTGACGGCGTTGTGAATGGCAACATTTTGTCTTGCGGGGCTGACGGTCTTGTCGCTGGCGGTCAACCGTTCTACGACTTTGTGGAAGCGCTTTCCGTCGCAGGCAATATCGCCGCTGTAAACGCTGCGGCTGTCACATATCTTGCGACGTTATGAGGAGTTTCTGAATGGCTCACTGTGGTGTACCAACAGCGGCGTGGCCGTTTGCGTGTGGTGATGTTGACCTCAATAACGGTTTGCATTGGGATGACGCGACAAACAAGTTTTGGGTCGAACCGGGTATCTCTACGACTGTGCCTGCTCTTGCGTGGCCTTACGCTGCGAGTATTGACGCTGCTTCCCCGACGGGGAACGGCCTGCATTGGGACGCTGCGCTTTGCAAGCCGTGGGTTCAGCCGGAGTCCAACACAAACCATTCTGTCGCGACTGTCCTTGGGACATTCTCTAACGCCGCAGGCTATCTACAGGATTACACAGGGCCATATGGAACAACTAAGGCAATCTATTGGTCAGGCGCAAACACGACTCTTGGCCCACGCGTGTTCTTCGATGTTGTTCAAGTACTCAACTGCTTCATAACAATCTCAAACACTTCCTCGAAGAACAGGCGTGTTGTTGGCGATATGATCTTGCCTCAACTGATTCACAACATGAATCAACAACTAGTCCAGTGTTCTCTTATCGCGACGCAATGGTATGAGATTTATACAACAGCGGTTGGGCCTACGGGTGTGTGGAGTCAGTTTGGTTTCACACTTCAGAACTTCCCTGACTACGCATCTCCAAGTGTGTATACGATGATTCTTGGGCCGGGGCCGTATCCGTGGCTTGACCACGGTGACGGGTTGGGCGTAAACGGTTTTCCCGGTTGGGTCGCTGCATCGGCTGTTGCCGCTTACCTCAATACAGGCACAAGTGCTTCCTATAACAAGTCTGAACATATGGGAACAATGCCGTGGGATACGGGTGTGATAGCTCCCGGTCAGTCGATCCGCGTTGGCCTAATTATTCAGGGTGTTGCACCTTACGATCCGCTTTTTGAGCCTGCACCGGGGTTTCCTGATGTCCCGTACCTCTCGGGTTATACACAACTCGCCACGCAACCCAAGATCATAGGGACTTTGATATGAGTAATGTCAGCGAACAGGTACCAGAATCAGCCACTTGGCCTCCGCTTCCTGAAACGATTCCCGAGGTTGTGACTTTCTTTGAAGGTCAAATCTTGAATTGGGTGAACAACGCTGTTCAACCAAAGGGTCAAACGACGGATGCTGCCGCAAGCCTTGAATTTATGGTGAACAATCCTTCTTCTGAGTTGTTGCCATCGGCAGAATACTTGGCTCAACGAGCGGCGCTAGAAGCACTCGGCTTGGACCCTGACATCCTCGCCCCGATCACCCCCGCAAATATCATGGTCGGGGTGTACTTGAATTGGCTTACATATTCCGAACAGTCTGCACAAGCTTGGATTCTTGGTGTCGGCTGGTCCCAAGCTGACTGCGACACGATCTGCGCGCAACTCGTTTTCATCGACCCCGCTGCGGTAGCATATGTGGCTACGCTCACACCGGGCGTGCAGACGATCAACGGCAACCTCGTCAACATCATCCTCTAAGGAGTCCGTAATGGGCGAATACAAAGCACTGTTCAGTCTTCCCAAGCATCCGTTCGGCACGGTACAGAACCTTGATGACAACGATCCTGTCGTGATGCAGCGCGTGAAGTCAGGAATGCTTGTTCCCGTACTTAAGCCAGGGTCGGTCACACAAGTGTGGTCGGACAACCCTCAAGTCGACGTTGAGCCTTTAGAAAGCAAGCCTAAGCCTAAGAAGCGGGCGGCGCGTAAGGAGCCTGAAGTAGAGGTTGAGGCTGATGAACCAAACCCTCAAGTCGAGGTTGAGGGTTCAGCGACCCCAGTCGGCGACTCGCAGCCCGACACGGTGACGGTTGAAGCTCCCTCGTCGGTGATGACTTCTTGGAACCTGTCTGACTGATGGCCTGTTCATGCAACCAAGGCAAGGCCGCTACTGAAGCGAACCCGTCGATCCTTGGTGATGATGTTGGTGCGACGCAGCATGTGAGGGCCACTGTTTCGGTGCTAGGCGCTCGGGCGGGGGAACTTACTTGGGTGCGGGGTTCGCACGTTCCCGGCATGATACAAGCGGGCTGGTTGCAGCCTGTTTAACCTTCGGCGTTGATCTGAGCGGTGGCTGTTGAAAAGTCATCAGACGCAGCGTAAACATAATCGGCGGCACCGGAGTAATCCCCTGCTATGCACGCAGCCGCACCATCAAGCAGGTTCTGAAACGCGTCAATCATTGGCGGAAGCGGTGCATCTCCGTAAAGTGCAAGAGCGGAAGATGCTGAGTCTCGCAAATTTTCGCACGCTGACTCAACGGCACTCGGGTTTCCCGTATTTGCTGAAGCGGTAACGGCGCTCATATCGGCTTGAACACCGCGTAGGTCACCCATGAGGGACGGGTTGTTAGCAAAGTATTCCTTCATTGTTTGCAATGCGGGCGAGTCGCTTGTACTGCTGTCTTGGCTAGCGATGGTGTCTTCACTTGCGATTGTGGAACCGCATCCGGTTGCTGCGATCAGAACAGCAACAACTAAAACCATTTTCTTATTCACTATCTTCTCCCTTGTTGAGTGTCTACAGGATGCCACATGATGTGGACTTGAAAGATCAGGAGGTGGCCGGGCGTGGGGTGCGTGTTAGCTTCTGCGTTGTCCTGCGAAAGCCCGAGGGTCGTGACGCTGTGGACGGTGCGTCGCTGCGAGGAACCGCTACTGCCCTGCAAAGAGGGAGGCCCGGCCACCACCTGATCGTTCAGTTGTAAGGATGCCCCGGCATCACCGGGAGAGGAAAAGGGAAGGGTGTGGTGATGCCGAGGACTAGCCAACCGCTCGGGTATGGGGAGCGGGGCGTTCTTTGATTATGTTACATCGCACGGTAGACGACAACGCTTGTCAGGTAACCCCTCGGATACCCTTAGCAACCGACATCAAAGCCGTAGCCCTTGTCTGAATTGCACGGATGTGCCGGTCAATAGATTTCTCACGCGCCTCAAAAATCTTGTATAGGCGGTAGAGGTCGTCGCCTATCGCCGAGTCGGGATCTGAAGGATCGACCCTGGAGCGTTTCGCTCTAGCCTCACGGATGTCCGCCGCTTCTTTGTCGCCCCGGTCAGCGATAGCGACTAGCACGCGATCCCGGTGGCGTTTCCAATCTGCTTCAGCTTCAGCGGCCTGCTCTGCTGCGTTGTAATGCTGCTCAACTAGGTCGGCTAACTCGTCATCGACTCGCATGATGCGTCGCTCAACCTCGCCTAGCGACGGAAGCTCGGGAAGCATCTGCCCGCCGTTGTCTCTTGTTCGCCCGGTTCGTGCGCGTTGGTCAACGTGTCTAGCGGGTCGGGCTGTTCTCGGGTCGTAGTGGTCTGACATGCGACCATTCTACGATTCGGGTTGGACGCTTTCGGTGGCCTCAGTAGTCAAGTCTCCTGCTTGTACCGGCCCGCAAGCGCGTGTTGCTGCGCGTGAGTCGCCCTTGAGGAACACAAGGACATTCTGATGCGACTTGCCCAACTTGCGGGATACATCAAACTGTTTGCCGACACGCAGGATCAGAGATGCCAGGTTTGTTACAAGGATGGCCTCGTTATACAAGGTAAGTCCTGCGTCTTGAAAAGCGCTGATCGTGTCGGAAACAAAGTTGCGGTAGTTGCCGTCGGGTCCACGGAAGTCCCCGACGACGATAACAGCGAACCGATCATCCTTCAGCATCTTTGTTGACCTATCAACTATCTGCCGGAATGACTCAATAAAAGTTGAGTAATCCATAGTTGAAAGATCGCGTGGATCATCTGAATACACTTCAAGATCACCGTAAGGCGGACACGAAAACCACAAATCTGCTTCCAACCCCGGACACAAAGCCTGCGCGTCGGCACCGTCGCCAGCGACCCAGACCGGAGTCGGCGACGGCGCTAAAATTACCGACGGTCGAATAGCGCTGACCCATAACAAATCGCCCGACTGCAACGTCGGGATGCACTTTGCCTCATACCACGGGTCCAACTGCACCCCACGGAACACTGTGACCGCTGCCTCATCATGGTAATCAGACGGGTGATCCACAATTGTCACCATGTCACGCCATCCGGGTGGTGCGTGCCTCTCAAGGCGTTCTAAGGGGGGGTGGCCGACACAGACACCAACTACCGGGATATTCCTCCCCGCTTCAACTAGACCCCATAGGATGCCCGCTAGGGTCATTCCTGAGCCGACACTGTTCACAATACGCTCAACGCCTTCAGGGATGTTCGCAACCTGTGGTTTCGTGAACTGCACCGCTTCCGGCGCTTCCATCCCATACGGGATCTCAACCCAACCGGACTCCACCGCATCCTCACGCGCACGCGCAACGATCACCGTGTTGTACCCCGCCTGATGTTGGATCAAGTCGCAACCCGCTCCACGCGCAGCGACAAGCTCCGGTGTGAGGTCGCCCGACGGGACATGCGCCCGACATTTCACACCTAACGCTGCTGCAATCTGAGCCACAAAATTCACTTGAGGTGATTGCCGTGACCCCGCCGTGATAACCCCCACGCCCTGTTCACGCGCACGCTCAACAAGAAGCATACAAGTCCGCACTTTCGCGCCCCTCACCCCACCGAAAACGTAATGATCTTCACGTTTCAACCAGATGTCGCCATGAGTTTCGACAGGAGTGAGATCAGGCATGTGATCCGGCGGGACATCCGGCACGAAAGACAACCCGCCCGCACAAAGCGTGTCGCCTTGCAACCTGTTCGCTTCGACCTGTTCCGGTCGAACGTCAATCCCCGTGTACTCCCGACCCAACTTGGATGCAACAACACCCCGCACACTTCCACCGGCGAACGGGTCCAACACTTGACCGCCCGGCGGACAAAACCACCTGTAAACAAGCTCACATAAAACCGGGTCAAACAGCGAAGTCGAACCCGCACCGTATCCTTCACCTTGGATTTCGACTTCAGCCATGACGCACCATATCTACCGCCTGATGCCCGTGGCCTTGTGGCACAGCAACATTCCAGGTTAAAGGTTTACCGTCACGACCCAACTCGGATTCAATCCCAAGATCAGTCCAAGCCCGTTTGCGTTCCTGCCACCAACCCTCACGGCTGTTCAACACGCTCACCGGTAAACCAACAAACCTGTCGGCTAGTTTCACCGGCGCTTTACGCGACTCCGGGACCGGCAACTCCTCGCTCTCATCCGAACTCGGTAGAGTCTCGGCAAGCAACGCATCCAAATCTGCTGCCGTATATGATGCCGCAGATAACAATTCGGAATCCTCGGCCATGACATCAGAGATCATCGCAGCCAACATCTCGTCGTCATACCCGCCTAGTTCCGATGTCCGGTTATCAGCCAACGCGAACGCCTTAGCAGTTACGTCGTCATCCTGAACCCACACGACAGCAATCTCAGTCCACCCGAGGCGCTTCGCTGCCATGAACGTGTGGTTCCCCGCTATAACCTCACCTGTACCCTCACGAACAATAATTGGTTTGCGTTGACCGAACGTGTCAAGGGAACGCATCACCGCTTCCACATCACCCCGACGGGGGTTCCCCGTCATTGTCCGTATGGACTCAACAGGAACACACAAACCCTGTAACTGCTCAACAACATTCGACACCAAAACCTCCAAGATAAGCCCCAACAGTACCCCAAATAAATCCTTCAGATGTGGTAGAATCAACACAATGAGCAACTCGGGGCCACGGCAAAAATGGATCTCAAAATCGGCGCATCCGAAAGAAGCGATCCGCAAATTTTCCGGCGCTCAACCCCAAAAACTTGGTGACAGAAACGGGCGCGCAACACACCGCAACACACAAGACGGAACATGTGTTACCTGCAACACGCATGTCGAAGCAGAAACCGGATGGCTCCTCATCCTCCCGTTCAGAAACGGGCAAAACAAAAGCTCCTACGCAGTCATGTGCAAACCCTGCGCAACACCGACCCTGGAACCCGCAACCAAATGAACACCGATGACATCACCCAACTCCTCACACCTATCAACACCCTGATCCCGTTAGCGCACAACCCCCGGCGCGGCAACGTCAACGCAATCAAAGCAAGCCTCACAAAATTCGGGCAACTCAAACCGATAGTCGTAAACCAGAACGGCGAAATCCTCGCAGGGAACCACACCCACGCCGCCGCCGTCCAACTCGGCTGGACCGAAATAGCAGTCATTAGGGTCAACGCAACAACAGAAGAAGCACAAGCATTCGCGATAGCCGACAACCACACCTCGGATCTCTCCCGGTGGGACAACAAAGAACTCGCCGCGATGCTCAAAGACATCCAAGAAACCGACAAAGCCCTCCTCAAAGCAACAAGCTTCACCTCCGATGACATAGAAGCCCTACTACAAACAGAAGAAAAACCGCCCGGCTACCAACAACCCGAAAAAGACAACAGCATCACCGGCAAAGGAAACTGCCCCTCATGTCAACGACCCCTGTAGCCTCATACGATCACCCCGGCAGACCCACAAAGTTCAACCCCGAACGCTGCGAAAAAATAATCACCGCACTAAGAGGCGGCAACTACAGAGAAACAGCCTGCAAATACGCAGGCATCAGTAACCAAACACTACGAAACTGGCTGAAACAAGCCGAAAATCCCGACGCACCCCCCGAATACATGGAATTCTTATGCGCAGTAGAAAAAGCAGAAGCCGATGCTGAAGTCGCAGACATCGCTTTGATCCGACGTAGCGCGCAGGACGGGCAGTGGCAGGCGGCGGCCTGGATTCGGGAGCGTAAGAACCCTGAGCGTTGGGGGCGTAGGGATGCGTCGAAGATTGAGTTGACGGGTGCTGATGGTGGTCCGGTTGATATGCGGGTGACGTTGGGTGTTGATATGTCTGCGATTGAGAGTTTGGCGTTGAAGTTGGAGGGGCGGCGGCGGGCGATTGAGGCTGTTGCTGAGGAGCTTGGTTGAGGGTTTCCTATTTGGTTGGGGTCGGTTTTGGGGGTGTTTGGTCAGGGGTCGGAAGTCGAAACCCGTGTCGACACTGGGGAAAGTGCGGGTGGCTCACCGACGGGTAACCGGGTTTGTGGTTTCCTATTAGTTGTGGTGGCCGGTCCTAAGTGTTTCAGCCGGGATCGGTCACCGCTTGGTTATCGTGTCTTGTTTGCCCGGCGGGTGAGTGTTGCTTTGATGACACCCTGGCGCTTGTTGCGCTGACCGATGGCCTCGTTGTGGTTGGTGGTCCAGAACGAGTTGTAGACAACGCCTTCAGCGAACTGTGAGCGGTCTAGGACGATGAACCCTGCGCGGCCTGTGATGGGGTGGGAGTGGTTTTCGACGGTGACGCTTGTCGGGTGGTAGTGGGCTGTTGCAGTGTTCATGCTTGCTCGGCTTCTGCTCGCTCGGCTTCGCCTTCTTCTACTAGGACGAGGATGTGGTTGCATCGGGATGGACCGCCGCCGAACTCGGCTGTTCCAACGAATAGCTCAACGAGCTGATCGTCGGTCATGTTGTCATCTGCTGTGTTGTAATGCAGTCCTGCTAGGCAGGCCATGACCTCATAGTGGATGAGGGTGAATCCGGTGAAGCCGGGGTAGTCACAGTTGATGGTTGTCATTCTGCTTGCTAGTGGTTCATTCATGTAGACTACCCTACTACACGGGTGTGACATTATCAAACCAGAAACCAAGATTCTTTTCGACACCAGGGTCGTGCGACCCGACCCCAGTCGCCGACCGTGCGACCGCTAACTGATCTTGAGTTACCCGGCTCACAGTTCGTGATCTCCTTTGGTCCAGGGTCGGGTTCAGGCTCGGCGGGCTTCACGCATTTCGTGCAGCAGGGCAGAGGCACGCATCATTGTGTTGAGGTCATCTTGTGTGAAGTTGCTTTGGCCTGAGAATGCCATGCCGGTTAGTTCGGTTGCGGCGGCGGTGAGGGCGTTGGCTGTGAGCTGAAGTTCTTCATCAGTCAAGCGGGCTGAGGTTGAGGAGAACTCTGTGTTGTTGTGGGTGCCGGTAAGGTTCATGTCTTTATTGTAGCACGCCGGACTACAATATCAAGTCAATATCAAACAAATATGAGATTTCTTTTCGACCCCAAACCCGGTCGCCCGACCCCAGTCGTTGCGACTCCGGCGACCGCTGACCGGTCTTGCGAGTTGCCCCCGCTTACCCTGCGAGAATCTCGGCGTGAATCACGCACGCTTCAAGGTAAGCGGCTTCAAGCGTTGAGTACATGCCGTATGACTCTCCTGCTCCGCCAGGTCGGAAAATGGCGATCTGGTATCCGCTCGGTCGGGGAAGGATCAGGATGCGTTCGCCGTTCTCTATGTTGGCATTCCACCAGATCGCGCGTGAGGTGCTGCTGTGGCGTTGCCCTGTTGATGTGATCCGGGTGAACTCGGGTGGGGTCATGCTGCTCCTAATTTTGCTTTCGTTAGTAGGTGATTAGTAGATCGGCTGCGGATGGTTGATTGCCGAAGATTGCATGATGCGGAATTGCTCCGCTCCGATTTCGCAGTCCACGCAACGCCCGGTTGCAGGGACAAGGTGTCGATCCCATTCGCAGTCCCGGCAGATGTCGGTTTCGCCGGACTCGGTTGCTGCTTCTAGTAGGGCCTGGATGTTCATGCTGCTCCTCGTGGGTTTGGGTGTGTGCGTCCTGCGATGACGGCCATTGCCATCAGAATGATTTCTGAAGGGGCTACCTCGTCCCATCCGGCTGCCCGGCAAACGGATAACCAAATGGGGTTCGTTGGGTCTGTCAGCTCTTGTGAGTTGAGGTGCCAATCCTCTGCCTCGTTGGCTAGGGTCAGTGATACTTGGATGGTGCTTGCGATGAATTCGCTCATGCTTCTTCTCCTTCTGTCACGGTGGCGCTGTGAACCACTCCCTGAATGTTGTCTTGAACGGTGTACTCGAACGCTCCGCTTTGGCGCATACGAATGGCGGCGCTTGATGCGAGTGCGGTGCAGATTGCGCACCCGGTGTGTGTTGTTGTGATTTCGTTCATGCTTGTTCTCCTTGTGTTGTGATTGGTTTAGTTCTCGAAGACCATTGAGCTATAGCGCCCTTGGAACAGAACCGGATTGCCGAGTCCCATCATCCAATCCATAGCTGCTTGCCATTCCTGCTCGGTGACCTCGTGAGTCAAGCGCACGTTGCAGTTGGTTGGTGTGTGGAAGATGGTGTAGAAAGTTGTTGTTCTCATGTAGATAACTATACAGCATAGGTCTGACATTATCAAGTCAATAATCAAGAAAGTTTAGATTTCTTTCCGACCACCCCGACAGTCGCACGACTCCCAGTCGGCGACAAGCCGATTCGACAACTAGCATAAAAGCGTGGAACCACTAGTCATCATCCCCCCAGAGCTACTAGCACTCGCCACCGACCACGAACGAGAGCAGTACCGGCTCTACCTCCTAGACGCAGCCGTCGAAACAGACGAGTGGGAAACGTGGCTCATGTCGATGGCACCCAACTACGCGTCGCTCCCGTTCGGAGATCATCACGCGCTGTTCTGGAATTGGGCGTGGAGTATCGAACCCGACGCGCGCCCTCAACCATTCGTAGCGATATGGCCGCGAGGCGGGGCAAAGAGTACAAGCGCTGAGATGTGTGTCGTAGCGTTAGCCGCACGACGCAAACGCAACTACTGCCTGTACGTTTCGGAGACACAAGATCAGGCAGACGATCATGTCGCCAACATTGCTGCGCTCCTCGAAGATACAGAAGTCGGGTTCGCATACCCTGAACTTGGTTCTCGGCTCATGGGTAAGTTCGGATCAGTGAAGGGGTGGCGGCGTAACCGTGTCCGCACAGGAACGGGTTTCACGATTGACGCTGTAGGGCTTGACTCCGCCGCACGAGGAATCAAGTTGGAAAGTATGCGCCCCGACCTGATGGTCTTTGACGACATCGACAGCGAAGCCGATTCCCCTCTCGCTACAGACAAGAAGATCAGAACCATCACCCGGAAGCTTCTCCCGGCAGGGTCCAACTATTGCGCAGTGATCGCTATTCAGAACAAGGTCCACGATGACTCCATCTTCGCGAGGCTTGCCGACGGTCGGGCTGATTTCCTACGCGACCGGATTGTGTCCGGGCCTATACCCGCCGTGTGGAACTTTGGTTGGATCGAAGAAAACGGGTTGTTCAAGATCGTTGACGGCCAGGAGTCGTGGGAAGGGCAACCCGTATCCTCGTCGCAAGCGCTCCTCAACGACATCGGGCTAACAGCGTTCCTCGCTGAGTGCCAACACGCCACCGTCACGATGACCGGCGGGATGTTCGACCATATCAACTGGCCGCATTTGCATGTCACCGAAGCCGAGTTACCACTGATGCGTCGGGTGGTCGTCTGGCTCGACCCAGCCGTTACGTCGACCGACCAATCCGACTGTCAGGGTATTCAGTGTGATGGGCTAGGTGTTGATGGTCTGATTTACAGGTTGTGGTCGTGGGAAGGTAGGACGACACCGTTGGATGCTGTGAAGCGTGGTATCCGTGCGGCGATTGAATGGAACGCTGAGACAATAGGCATTGAGTCGGACCAAGGGGGCGACACCTGGAAGGCTGTGTATCACCAAGCGTGTGAGAGTTTGCGTGACAGTAAGGAACTTGAGGGATCAGCTCCGAGGTTTGCTTCTGCGAAAGCCGGTGCGGGTCACGGGTCGAAAATGACAAGGGCGCAAAGGATGCTTGTCGATTATGAGCGGGACAAGATTCGACACCTAGTCGGTACGCATCAGCAGTTGGAACTTGGGTTGATGCGTTTCCCGAAAGCCAAACCGTATGATCTTGTCGATGCTGCGTATTGGTCGTGGGCCGACCTAGCGGGCAAAGCGTACCGGGGGAAGTCTCGGGTTGGTTCTGCGTCGGGTCAAACCATCGGCGCTTTCAACTTCAACTAGATGCGGAACATGTTGGCTAGGCGCTCGGGGCCGGGGGTGCCGTCAGCGGAACGAGGGTTGTGTAGCAGGTTGTGCAACTCGTTCAACTCTCGCAAGCGATCAGCAACAGGTTCTAGGCGATACCATCTTGCGCCCCACCCGCCTTCAAGAAACCCCGTGTTGCTGTGTTCCTTTTTCAGGTGGATCAGCGCCTCGTCAATACTGAGAAAGTCGTTCATGCGAACACCGCTAGTTTCATCCCGGCCACGATTACCCGGTCTGCGCCTACGGCTGTTGACCGGGGCTTGATGTAAACGCACCAATCGTCAGCTTCGATAGCCCGTCGGGATCGTGGCACAACGTCCATCCCTGCGTGATCCAACTCTCGGCGGAGTACCCGGTCCCTGTAAGTAACGAGCATGAGCGAGTCGTTATCTTTGTTGTTGAAGTATGCCCTCACAGCGGAGGTCATCTCTGTCGCTAACCATGAAGCACGGACTGCTTCAACAAGTATGTGTTCCATGTCCATCATCATTCGGCCATTCTCCTTACGTCAAAGCCTGCGAGCGATACGCGCCAGGGTTCGCAAAGTTGCATCCCGTTCTCACGGAACATCCATACCGTCATCTCGCCACGGTCGGTTTCTTCTTCGAACCGGTCGAAGACTTTGATGCCTGCCTCCTTCAGTTGGATTCTAAGAATCTCATCGGCCCGGAACATCTCGGCCTTGCGTTCGGCACCGCCGTTGCAGTCATAGTCTTGGACCGCCCGGTTAAAGGCTTGAGCAACTTCGGTTTCCCGGATTGCTTTGATGACGTAATAGGAGATTTCGTTCATGCCCACACCCGCTCAAAGACAAGGGCGAGTGTTGCGGACACGGTCGCCTCGGAAGGCAAACGGGTTGTACCGGCTGCGGCTGCGATGTCGCTCCAGAAGGTGCGGTCGCCTACAGAGTCCATCAGCATTGACAGATCAAGGTCGGTTGGGACTGCTTTGCCTTGGGCAACGAACCGGATGGTTTCGTCTGCCATACGGCTTGCGAGGTTGAGCCTGTTAACTAGGTGTGCTGGATGCATGTGCTGTTCTCCTTGTGTTGTGATTACTTGTTAGTGATTGTAGTTGGGGGGTGTGACAGTCAGTCGTCTTCGAGCATGTACTCGCTGAAGCGTGGGGTTGCAGTACGGACATTTACAATGCCCGTGATGTTGGTGACATCAGCGAATTGGTGGATGCAAGCGATTGCTTCTGCCTCGCTTGCGAACCAACCGATTGTCTCGTCAGCCCATGCGCCGGTGTCAGTGATGACTACGGCCTTGAACAACTTCTCGTTGTCACCGTGGTTGACTGCGATGTGTTCGGCCAACGCATCTGCCTGTACTTGGGTGAGTGTTTGTGTTTCCATCTTGGCTCCTTAGTAGTTGTGATTACTTGTTTGTAATTATACTTGGGGGGTGTGACACTTTGCGTGCCTCACCCCCCAAGCGGTTAGAAGTTGTTGCGAACTGTGTTCCAGTTGTTCGCCCGCTGGATCAGCTCACGGACGTTCATGTCACAAGAGAACCCGCCGGTGGAAAGCCGGGTCATTGTGCGTGACCATGCTGCCTGATCCTCACTGCTGAGGCTTGCAACCCAAGCCTCAAGGCGAGCGTCTTCAACTTCCTCAATCTCGGTGGTGAGTTCGTCTACCCAAGCCTGCGGGCCTTCGCTGCGGGCCTCGCCGAGTTCTTCCTCAAGTCCTTCAAGTTGCTCGGTGAAAGTCATTCTGTACTCCTTGTCCTGTTGGGCTGTGTTGCCCTACCCCCATGAATGTAGTTGATGGTCATACAGAATGCAAGTCAATAATCAAGATTGTTTGATATTTCTTTTCAGGCGCTCCGACTTCCAGAAGTCGCCTGACCGAACATCACAACCATCAGTCAACCGTTGAGCAATCCGAATCACCCGCTCCATCTCACGCACCATCTCCGGCCCGCACTCAATCGCCGCTTGCGGATACTCGTCAGGATTATTAGCAAGCTCCTGAGTAGCCTTCACCATAAAGTCCAGGGCTAGGAGCCATTGCTGCGCAGGCGTGTAGTTGCTGCTGATTAGATCACTCATTACTTCTCCTCCGGTTTGGGCATTGGTTGCACGTTCTTCCATGCAGTGAGTTTCCTACTGATCCGCATGAGTCGGTCGACTTCTGTCTCCGGCACTTCTTCTTGTGGAGTCTCGGCATCACTCGGTGTTTCTTCAGTAGTCATATGTTCAACAGTATACGGAATGGTGTAGACGCAAACCGGTCGAAGATCACCGACAGTCGCAGCCAACAGTCGAACCCGACCCCAGTCGCCGACGCTTCGACTCTAGCGACATGTCTAACTGTAAACCTGTACTTGAGGTTGAGGGTTAGGGTTGTAAAAGAATCTGAAGAAAGGTTTAGCAAAAAGTCATTTACGTCTACACCGTTGTTTATAGTGAGTCATACAACAACCAACAGCAACAACTAACAAGGAGCAAGATCATGGCAAACCACACAGACATCACAATCCTCGGCAACGGCGGCAGCGCCCACGCAACAGAAAACCTTGAAGGCCCCGTTCCCTTTGACCGGGTACGCGAGCTGTTCAACTTCAACGTGGAGTACACACCCCTCTACACACAAAGCTCACACGAGTACGCAAGTGAGATGGTCAAGCTCAACAACCGTCAAGCAATTCGCCGCACCGATACCGGCATGGTTCTCAACACCGTTTCCAAGTCTCACGGCTTGCACCAATTCCGTGATGTACTCGTTGACAACCTGTTTACTCTCTTGGATGCGTCCGAGACTGACCTTCAGGTTTCAGGTGCGGGCCTGCTGAAGAACGGCGCTGTGGGTTGGGTTCAGGTTCAGGCACCTTGCTTGGAAGCCGGTGAGGGTGACGTTGCACCAACGCTCACGCTTGCATCCTCGCATGATGGTTCGCTTGCCACTAGCTACCGGGTGGGCATGTTCCGCTTCATCTGCTCTAACCAGATTGGCGCTCTACGCCGTAACAGCAAGAACGTGTTCAAGTTGCGGCACACGCTCAACTCGGCAATGAACTTCACAACCGCCCGGAACACTCTTGGTCTGATGTGGAATCAGGCGGAGTCTTTCAACGCTGAGGTCAACACCCTGATTGAAACCTCGGTGAGCGACGCAGAGTTCTACCGGATCGTGAATCAGTTGGCTCCTATGCCTCCTGAGTCCGCAACCGAGGCTGCTCGCACTCGTTGGGAGAACCGTGTTGAGTCCGTGTCAAACATCTACCGCAACGATGAGCGGGTAGGTGACTTCCGTGGAACCGGGTGGGGAGTTGTGCAGGCGTTCAATACTTACCGTCAGCATGAGCGCCCGTTCCGTGCGAACGGCACCGCCGGAACTACGTCACGCCTTGGCCGCACGATGGGTGACTTCCTCTCGGGAGCGATTGACCTTGACGATCAGAAGGTAACCGCCGCCGTGTTCGCCGAGGTTTCCCGCTGATCTTGGTTGCGGGGCAGAGATAGTCTGTCCCGCAACCGACACCCCTGAAAGGCGTGTGATGACTTCTAATATCCTTGACGGTCTAAGGCCCCTGGTTGTCCCTATAGGCGACGTTAAACAGATGGCGGGTAATCCTCGCAGAGGCGACGTTGACTCTGTTGCTAAGTCACTGAAACGCTTTGGGCAGCACAGGCCGATAGTGGTTCAGCAGGCAACCGGCGAGATCCTCATTGGCAACCATACGCACAAGGCTGCGGTGAAACTCGGGTGGACTGAGATCGCTGTCCTCTATACCGACGACGACCGGGAAACGGCGGTGGCCCGATCCCTCGCCGATAACCGAACACATGACTCAGGCAAATACGACAACAACGAATTGGCTTCCCTCCTTGCCGAACTATCCGAAGTCGATTCATCTCTCTCGCTCGACGCAGGATTCCAGGCTGATGAGATCGACGCTTTGCTCCGGCTGACCGCACCTAAAGTTGAAGAACCCGTTGTACCGAAACCGGTTAAAGCTGATCCGCCTAAGCAGACTGTTCGCAAACCTGAGAAACAGGTTGTTGAAACCTTCGCTTATACGGGTGAGCCGGGGGAGTCACAACTACTCCTCGGGGATTGCCTATCTGTAATGTCAGAGATACCGGACAACACTTTCAATTCGTGCATCACCGACCCGTTCGGCGGGATAGCACCTAAAGGGGTTCGCACTGATGCAACGGGCTTTGATGCGGATGAGTGGAAAAGCGTTCCCGGTCCTGCGTTCTGGTCGGAAATCAACCGTGTTGTGCGACCTGGCGGGCATGTGGCAATCATTGCTTCCACTAAGTCATTCCACCGGGTAGCGGTAGCCGCCGAGGAAGGCGGGCTAGAGCTGAGAGACACGCTGATGTACCTGTATACGACAGGCATGACTGACGGGATCGACATTGGGCAATCAGTTGACCGGTTGCACGGGGGTAAGGGGCAACCGTATTTCAAGAACGCTAACGCTATGGGTGACTCTGAGCGTGAAGCGTGGAAGCAAGCAGATCCCGACAACGAGTGGTACGGGTTTTCGACGGCGTTGAAGCCTGCGTGGAAACCGATCCTGTTGATGCGCAAACCTCCTAAGCAGTCTGCTGCGAAGTCTGCTGAACAATGGGGAACGGCTGTTATGAACATTGACGGTTGCCGGGTCGGCGAAGAAGAACGTGATTCGATTACGAGTTATCGGAACAAGCCGGAGGGTGATGAGCATGGGGCGGCGCTAGGCAAGAGGAGTTTGGTGACGGGGACAACGACGTTAGGGCGGTGGCCTTCTAACGCAATCGTTGATGAGTCCGTGGCCCTGGAACTTGGTCAGACTGCCCGCTACTTCTTGTGCGCCTACGCGTCGAAGCGTGAGCGTAACGAGGGGTTACCTCCGGGGGTTGAGAATGACCACCCGATAGTTCGACCTGTGGCGTTGATGAAGTGGCTTGTTCGTCTTCTGAACCCGGCGGGCGGCGTTGTGCTTGATCCTTTCTGTGGGACGGGTACAACGGGCGTTGCTGCTGTTGAAGAAGGGATGGGGTTTGTTGGCATTGACCGGAACGAGCGTTGGGTTTCGGAGATCGCTGAACACCGGATTGCTTATGCACGCTCGGAGCAGATGAAGAAGGTGAAGCGATGAAGCCAGGTCGAAAGTTCTGTGGTGCCGACACCAAGATTGGTACTGCTTGTAGGAATTGGGCGGCGGCGGGCGAGGTTCATTGTTCGGATCATGGCGGCGCGTCACCGCGTGCTGATGCGCGCCGTGCTGCGAAGCTTGCGAAGTTGGAAGCGGAGGCTGCGTAAGTCGGAGTGTCGCCCGACTTGCGTCGGCGACTGGGGTCGGTTGTGTCGACTTGGGTCGGTCGACTCTGGTCGTGCGACCGAACACACGTTCCAATTTACTGTGTGACAAGTGTCACAAAGAAATATGCCATTTGGGGTTGTGAATGTCAGACAGGTGTAGTACTCTTATCTACATAAGGAAGTGAGCAACAAGAACCGGAGAAACAACCGGGGGCGAATCGCAGCAAGACGCACAAAGCGTGTAGCGGGTTCCGGGTGACACACCACCTACAAGGAAATGTGAAGGTTGCACACTCAGCAACAGAAACAGCGAGTGCTAGTTAGATTCTGTTTGATACCAGAAGACGATTGAAGTGCATGAAGTAGCCCTCGGGTGTAAGCCTTCCTCTCCTAAGACATCCTCAGTACGGCTTCCTCAACAGTAACTAGAATGACTCAAGTTGAAACTTGCGGTATCGGACCCAAGACGATTGAGGTGACCAAGTAGCCTTCGGGCGTAAGCCTTGCTCTCCCAACACATCCCTAGTACGGCACCTCCGCAGCAACTTGAGTTGATTCACCACGGGTCAGGATTCGGTGTTAGTCCGATGAACCTACTTGCAGCAGATGCGGAAACGGGGCAATTTCAATCAGCCATCCGAAACGCCGCTCCAACTAGGGATCAGCTTCAGAGTTCTGACTCGTGATGATTCAAATAGCTAAGTGAGAATCAGTCAGGTTGCGAGAAGTCTCCAACAGGATTCAGATAATCAAGCGGTGAACGACATGGCACCAGAATAGAGCTGATAGATCGGAAACGGTTGAAGGCTTGAGCTTCAGTGGACCTGAGGATGGACTGAGTTGTAAAGGATCAGCAGACTTCAAGTGATCTTGCTGGTTCTCTCTTAGCTAGTTGATTCATCAGTAAAAAGAAATATCAAATAATCTCTGTTTCGATTTGCACGCTGTAGTCACATCGGCTACTGTCTTGTGTGTGGAGGGGCAACAACTTCACAACAGCAACTTGAAAACAGAGTCAAAGTATTGAGCGCCACATAGGTTGCTCGCAGGGATTAAGTAAGAACCTTACTGAGTGTGCGAATGAGTCCACACGGGTACATGACTACCCGCAAAGGTCAAA